ACTTTTGGCTCTGTTGTGCCTGACCTAATACCTGCTCTTGACATATTTACACCACCAGTAGCACGTTCATCTTGACCTGTGTAACCATATATTGAATTACCATTCGCATCTTCGCCTACTTTGACGTTTGCATAGGTTTGTGCCATTCGTTCTGCTTGTGACAATTGTGGCTGTTGACCACCAAAGCTAATACCTATTCCGCCTCGTCCGCCTCCACCTCCTGATGAACTTGCTACATTAGCCGGTACAGCGTTACCAAATAACGCATCGTAAGCGTCTACAGTATCACCGTAGTTAGCCGCTAAATCTTTTTTAGCTTGGTCGTAGATTGGTATTGAGCTGTAACCTTTCATACCATTGTCATATGTCGTTGGAGTAGGCATACCAGCCATTGCATCTGTAGGAGCTAACAAACCAAATGCCGCCGCAGTATTGGCATTGTTTTGAAATGCCATTTCTTGATTTGGATTAAAAGCCGCAACTTCTGCACCATAATATGGCATGTACTCGATTTGTTGTAAGGCTTCTGCCCTTTGTAGGTTTCTTTCTGCTGGCGCTCTTATCCACTCAGGAACTGTAGTTTCTGTAGTTGTTTTTTTGCCGCCACCTTTTCCGCCACCACCACTCATGTCAAAACTCCTTTAATAATGTTGTAAACTGTTCTTTCCAACCTTTAGATTCAAGAACTTTTTTCCAACCTTTTCTTCCTGTATTGACAGTCATTCCTATCACAGCCTTGTAATGTTTCCCAAATGCCATTGCATCATCATGCATGTCAGTAATTTGTTCTAATTCCATAGCCTTTATCTCCGCCTGCTAAGAAATACATGTAGCACTTTCTTATTAGGATACACTACAATTTCAGTTACTGCACAACCGTTTGACCCCTATCCATAGTTGCATATGACCACTTATTATCCCATCAACTAATGTCTTTAAAGTCATGAGTATCGCCGCCTTTATTTAAAGCAGACTCTATCCATTCTTTACATCTATTAATTCTTCTTCTATATTCATGGATCTAATTTTATCCTAATCCAAGCTCCATTTTTAGAAACTACAGGGCAATCCTGAGCTTCATCCCACATAATAATGCCATCTTGTGTAGCTTTACTATCTGCAGTTATAAAACTGTAATTTGTTTCTTGTAGTTGTAATAAACGCATTAATCGCTCACCCCAAGGTTTCCAATCTTTTCCTAAAGGTGGTGGAGGATTTGCAACACTCATCGCCTACCTCCTGCATTTGCTTCTATTCGCATAATGCCCTGATCTCCAGTTTTCATTGCCTGTACCTTGTACTTTAATACGCACTTGTCTACCCTGAAAGCGTACATCTGTAGGATTACCAAGCGTAAATGCGCCATGTGAGGTCTCAGTATCATTAGGATGAAAACGTGTCTTAAATGTAACTTCTACTTGTCCTTGTGTTTTTTCGTCAGGTATAAGTTGTGTAACTTTCATAATGCTATCACCATTACCAAGTAATTGAGCCTGACTCAGCAAATGGTTTTGTTGTGCCATGTGTGTAACCTGTCTTCTTGGTTGTAAAGATTACCACTAGCATCTGCCCATATAGGATTTTCAAACACACCTTGGTCAACACCTGCTGTTCTGTCTAATTCACCAGTTGTCCAATGACCTTCTTTGTAATCTAATGCCACATATCTATCGTTCTCCGTTGATGTTCCTGAAGGATAAAACCACCATATTTCACTATGTTGTGAGTTGTGTACTGCATACACTTTACTAATTTGCGATGGGTTCATGTCATCAAATACATAATCAGATACTTCACATTGTAATTTCACTTGCTACTGAACCATCAAATGTAAAGAATCCATTCTGCCCCATCCAAAATGCACCTTCATCAATTGCTACAGCGCCACGTCTTGATGCAACACCACAAGCTGTACCTACTCTTTCAAAACCATATACAAATGGCGCACCTGAATATTGTTGCTAAATGTGCATCCGTTATCAGTTAGAATTAAGCGTTCGACCTCTCATGCGTAATACCACACATTATTTGACCTACTGTCTGTAACTCAAAATCACCTGCTTGGTTAGTTGCTGCAGGTGTCCATGACGTATTGTTTTCTTGGTCACACCATTGCTATTTTTCGTAGGATTACCACCTGCACCTAAGTGCAAACACAAATCGTTCTTCAGTAACAACTAAAGCTTTATTATTGACTGGTGCATTAGCTACTACCTGTGCTACAACTCCTGTGTTTAATTGCCATTCATATATCTTGCCATCTTTAGATGAACAAGCCATAAGGTATTCACCCCATGTGTCTAGTGACCAAGTTGTAGCTTCTTGCATATATACCTGATGAAGTTGGCGCACGACCATAATTAGTGTAACCGTAAAAACCACCACCAAAACCTACATTTAACGCACCGTTTAAATTACCTGCTGTCAAACCTGATGGTGTTATATCGTATACTGTCTGTGAAGGATTTACATAATAAAGTTTGTTATATGTTCCACCTGCTAAATAAGAATCACTAGAGTTATCTAACCAAGTTAGCATTGCTCTAGGTGCTGATGCAAAGGCACTTGTCTTTCTGCTTGTCCATCCACCTACTGGTCGTAAAGAGCCATCAAGCCATCTAACAAGACTAGCATCTCTCCATCTGTTAGAAGCATCGAAATCAGTACCGTTTCTGTATTGACCCGGTGGTAATTGTAAAGGTATTAATGCCATATTAAGCCGCTATTTGTGTCCAAGTTACAGAGTTATTAGTTATTAACTCCCATTTCTCTCTACCAATTGTAGCTGTTCCTGATGTAGATGATACTATACCACCGACACGATGTACTCTGTTGCATGTTGCTGTAATACTTGCTTCAGGTTGTGTAACTGCATGACCTTGAAATATTTGTTCTGAATCACTTGTAATACTTGAGTTTGTAGAATTGTTTGGTGTTGTTGCTGTGCCACCCATTCCTGAATGCAGAGAACAATAGTAATATAAGTCAGGCGTTCCATCTGCTACAACTATTGTAGACTGCGTTGATGAGTTGTGTGTTACTCCTGTTGTGTATTCTGTTCCACTCGCATGTGTACCATTAGAGGTAGTAGAAAATCTTAACGGATGTCCTGATGGGTAATTAAACACATACGTGTTGCCTTCAACTAAGAATTGTGCTTCTTGTTGTACGCCATTTATAAAGTATTTATTAGCACCACTCACACTAGCAACAGTTACCTCATTTGTATGAGTGCTACTCGTTGATGCAATTCCACCCCTTGTAGCAAATCCGAGTACAGTAATACTGGCTACTGCTGTAGGTACACCTGAGCCAAATCTAACACGATTACATATCGCCGCACTTGTTGATGCAACAGTTATTGTTGATGATGCAGTAATAGCAAACACACCAATTGCACTAGTTGTAACAACTGCGTTAGCTGTTTGTGGACTTGTGCGAACACGCATCACACTCTCAGTTATGCTAGATGTTGTAGTTGATGTAGCAGTACCTATTCTACGTCTAGTACCATTTGCTGTTGTATTGATTGTAGTCGTTGAACCACCTGAAATTAATACTGAGCCATTAGGAATACGTCTGGCATTTGCACTAAATCCTGAAGCAACAGTTGAAGTTGCCGAAGCTATTCTTACACGCTGACTGTCTGCTGTTGCACTTGACGTTGCTGTGACTACTGTTTGTAAGTTGTCATCACCATCAAACACACCGACACCATACTGCCAATCGCCATACAGACGAGAAGAAGTATCTTCAATAATCACTACTTCACCACTACAAGTGGCACTAGATGTTACAGTCGTAGAAGCATCGCCACCTAAGTTGACAATCCAATTTACACCATTAGCACCTGAAGTAGCAGTTACTGTAGCAGAAGCATCCTTTACATCACCTGCACTTGAGCCAAATGACCGTAAACCGAAATACGATTCACCATACTCAAAAGCCATTTACTTAATTAGTTAAGTGTAATGTCTAGGTCACCTGATGGCACACGAAACACGTCACCAGTTTCAATAGTCTTATTTGACGATAAAGCCGCATAAGCCATTAAGTTACCTGATGATGAAGCATCGTAAACACCAACGTGTGTTACTGTTCCATAGTTAGCTGTAGCTGTAGGATATTCTACTGCCGCGTTATTAGACGTAGTGTTACCTGACGTTGTAAATGCAACTGATTGACGTGCATAACCACCACCACTTACTTCAGTAACTGAACCTGCTTCGCCATCTGCTAATGCTGTAAACAACGCTAAGTATTTTGTAGTTGGAGCTGTGTAAGCCGCACCTGCAAAGACGTGGTCTAATATCTCTGTTTCTAAGAAGTTTGAAAAACTCATACTAATCCTCTCACTTTAAGTGTTAATCCTGACCCACTAAAACGTGCATTGTCAGAATATTCATTTAATCTAGCAACTGCGGCAGAATACATCTGCGCCCAAACTGCTACCCTTTGGTCTTCTGCTAAATACGGTGCTGAGTGTAGTAACGCTCCGTAGAGGTATACATCAGGTGCTTCTAGCAAAAGCCAATTATCTGAGTTACTACTAAGGGATGGTACTTTCTGATAGTAAAGCAACTCAAAATCTGTGTCGTTTCCCGGAGTTGGGTACAATTGAAATTGTCCATCTGCGTGTGTGTACATTATTGGTGTTCCTGTGGCATCACTCTGAGCTTGACGTTTGTCAGCCATAGCATCTCTAGAAACTAAATTAACAACTGTAGTTCCTGTGCCTGTGAGATGTAATCTTATTGTTTCTATCCAATCAGCAGGAGTTTGCATATACTCATCGTTTGCTGACTGTTGACCACTAGACCTTGCTTCCATCTTAAAGTGTCTAATGTCTCTGTTTATTTGTGCCTCAGCCAATGTAATGAAATCAGGTATTACTGCTGTAAGGTCATCTCTGTTTAGGAAGTCAGCTATAGAAGCTTTTAGTCCTGTGTAATTAGATAAAGACATTAGAAGCGACCTCCTCGTCTCATGTAATCATATCTTTCATCCTGAACAGCGTAACCATTTAATGGCGCTCCAGTAAGACCAGCCGCAAAGTCTGCCTTTTGTTGGTCATTCATTTGCGACATCATCATTTCAACTCTAGATTTTTCTTCGTTGGTTAGCGCCGCAAATTGTCTGTTAAATGCGTTGCGGTCTACAACAGTTGGGTTAGGACTCATCTCTCCAGTTCCAGCATAATTCATGTCAGAATCATTCATTAGTGAGCCATCAGGCATTCGGTGCATACCAGCCGGTACTACATCCGGTATTGTTGGTGTTCTACCGGGCATTAAAACTGGGTCTCTGTTCATTGTATTAGCTAAGAACTCTCTTTCAGCCGGTGTGTCTAAACCTCTAGCTCCGATTCCTAGATTACCTATTGTGTTTAAGTGGGTCTTCAAGACCGTAAGCAGTAATACCTTGCATGTCTCGCATTCTTTGAATTGCATCATCACTTAAACCATCACCAGTAAATGTATAACCTTCTGTATTACCATCTACATCAAACGTATAACTGTTTGTATTTTTATAGTTATTTAATGCATCCATCAAACCAGCGTCAGTATCAAAACCATCGGAATTCATTGCGTTTTGTAAAAACTCTCGTTCTGCTGGAGTATCTATGCCTCTGTTACCATCCATTACGCCGCCAGTTAAGCCTCTATATTTTTCTGTTAACTCTGCAAGGATTTGCTCAAACGAGGTTCTATTTGGATTATGTCCGCTAACATGCGCCATGCTGTGTCTCCTGTTTAATTAAGCGTAAGTATATCATTTCTTTTCTTTGTAATCAATTAATCTAACAATCCCTTTTTGCTTAGGTTCATTAATATGTCATGTGTGATTAAACCAATAGGTGGATTCTGCATAGTTAATTTTCTAAAGTCACTATCTGTCATGTTGTCTGCTGTCATTGGCGAACCATCTGCTTTTGTATTGTCAAACAAATCTAGAATACTAATGTTGCGTTCTTTCTCAGGCAACATAGAAACTGGCTGACCTTTGATAACTGTGTCATAAGCTTCTGTTATTGGTTTCTCTTTACCTATCAATTCTTGCATGTTAAGTAACCCAACATTTTGTAGTGTGCCTTCTTTCTTGTTTAATTGTTTTTCGTCAGCGTTTGCTAATCGTGCTGTAGGATATGACACTACACCATTGTTTTGACCTTTGACTAATTTACCACCTATGTCATAGTCAACACTTCCTCTAGTACCTCTACTTGTTCTAAAGTTTACATCAATGATACGAGCTATCTCTTTTCTTTCAGAACCTGTTGTGCCTTCTAATGGATTCTTTGAATTAGTACCACGCCACTTTTTATTAATAGAGCGTATATAAAATTCACCCTTAGAATTCTTAACACTTTCTTTTGATGTAGTTCGTATAAGGTCATCTAATATAGCAATCTGTTTAGCGTCTAAGCCATTGATTGCAGAGTTAAGCATTGTTTGGGTAATGGGATTACTAAAGTCTGAACCTGTTGGTGACATACTAAATGGTAATAGCAATGGGTCTTTCTTGTATAACTGTCTTGCTTGATTAGCTGATTTAGCTATTTTACCTACAGCATCTTTAGCAGACGCCCACAAGATACCTCGGTCTACATTTTCAGGTATCAGCATATGTTCTTGACCACCAGTTCTTCTGACTCCTTTACCATCAACTACAACACTAGAGCCATTGACACTTGTAATTATTCCACTACCAGCAGAACCATCCGACATAGTGCCTACAAAAGGATAGCCTTCTGAATTTACAATACTTTGCTCACCGACAATTATATTGTTAGTGCCTTCTAATTCAGTTTGCACATCCATAACACCTTTCTGAAGTCTGTCTTTATCTGACTTTCTAGTAGCAAATCTTGTGTCTATTTCTTGACCAATAGTTGATGTAATACCTATTCTGTCACCTGTGTTTTCAGTAATAGGAATGTCTTGTCTTTTTAATATCTTTGAGGTGTCAGTAGAATACAAGACGTAATTGTTTGCTTTAGGGTCGGCTTTTCCTTCAGACATAGCTCTGTTATTACCATCAACATCTACAAATTTTGACCCCGGTATACCGTTTTCGTATAAATAAGCAGAAGCCGCTTTTTCAGCACCAAACCCACCTACTTTATCTGCAAACTCTTCTGTTAATGCTTCATAAAAATCTGCACCTGTATCCGTATCTTTCATACCGTTTTGGCGCATCAATGCTTGGACATTATTCGGTTGACCTGTCAATGGTAATTCTCTGCGTATCATTCGAGATACAGCTTTATCACTTAAATCTATTTCATACAGTTGGCTCATAGCAGTATCAAATCTCTCTTCAACTTCTCTCAAGATTTTATTTGCTTCTGCCATTTGTGCTGAGTCTTTCTTGATAGTAACATCCTTCATTAATTCTTTACGAATTGTGTCCGGATAAACACCTGTTGCTAAGTCATCCCATATTCTAGTTTCAAGTGGCGTGTTAGTCTCAATCTCAGATAATAGTTTTGCTTCTCTCATCATATCAAAATCATATCTAGCAAAGTTTTTACCGGTGTCTTTGTTCTCTGATACATATAGACCATGACCCTGACGTTTAGTGCCTGAGTTAGTACCAATCTTGTTCATGTCCATCTTTGTAAAGATTGCACCCTTTTCGTTACCTTGGAAAACAGTAATGGGTAATTTGCTTTGACCTAAATTTGATAGGTTAGGGTTTAGATTAGACTTAAATACACCAGTCATTATTGAGTCAACTGGGTCATCACCTAACAAAGTATATAGTGTGTTTCTGATAGCTGGTTTGAGCGCTGTATTGTTTGCTAAAGAAGCTAACTTAGCTGTAGTCATACCACCACCAGCCATGATAGATAATACTTCTACAGGGTTATTTGCTACAGCATTGCTAAAGCTATCCCAATCTTCAAACGTAGCTTTAACCACACCACCAAATGCATCAGCTACTGCACGTTGTTCCTCTCCAATTGTCTCAGCTCCTACTAAATTAAGCAGACCACCAGTTCCTAAATCAATTGCACCTTTTGCCACGTGTTGAGGTGTTGAGAATATTGTTCGTGCTTCATCCATCGCACCAGCAAGACCAGTAGGTATTCTTTCAATAAATCGCTTTGCTTTGTTTGGGTCAGTAGATGGTTCTTTAAATCTCCAAGCGTGTTGCGGTAATGTGCGTCTTAAAGCGTCTAAATCTGCATAGTATTTGTCTACTTCAGCTTGGCGTTCAGGACTAACCTCTAACAAACCACCAGCAAAATCGCTGACACCATCCCACAGATTACCTAAGCCTTCACTTATTCCATCTTTAATTTCATCTAATAGACCAGCCATCAGTCTGCCTTTGAAACTAATTGAATAGTCGTTGGCTTCATGGTCTCATCAGAGCTTGTATGGTCTATCTGTGTCTTCTCTCCATACTTGTTAGGCACGAGCTTACTAGCTACCCACTTTCTTGCATCTATCTGTAAGCGTGCAACCTGAAATGTTTGATTGTCTGCTTCATCTGCAATAGCTAAAATTTGGTCAGCATGAAACTCTGAGCTGATTGACTTCGCGCGCGTGTATCTATCGGATAATCCATCTATCTTATACATCCAGCGATACCAAGTATCTGCATTCGGTGTCCAGTCTTCCTCTCTACATAAACTGATGACACTTCGACCTGAGGCTATCTCTTCTAGCATTTTATCTTCAAGCTTCTCAGTATATATTGTGGGTCTAGCCATTATGCTGTCCTAGTTTTTTTAGCCGCATTTCTTTTACTAATTGCTTTACCTTTAGCAACTGCATCAGCTTTACTTGAAGCTCCCCATGCTCTAAGACTTTTAAGCAATGGAGTTGCTTCACCATCTTTATATTCAGCTCCTTTCATCTTTCCCATGCGTTGTAAGAAAGCCGCTCTCCTTGGATTGTCTCCTTTTCTAACTGGCGCACCCATTATCTAATACCTCGGTTCTTTGCAGTCTTAGCGGCTTGTCTAAAGTTCATGGCAGTTGGTCTACCCTTAGCACCTTTACGTTTCATTGTCTCACCACTACCAGCTTTGATTCTTTTACGTTTAGCGTGAATGTTATCATACAATCCAATCTTAGCCATTTAGTTTTTCTCCTGTAGGAAAATTATCTCCAAGTATAGTCCAAGCCATTTGTGTATCTATATCTTTTATCGTTTCACCTGTAAGCTCAGAACAATACTCTAGTAAAGCAATGTACAAGTATGGCAATGTATCAGTCTCTCTTATATGAAATTCTTTAAGCTCCTGTGTCTCCACTCTCTACCTCCGCAGTTACTAGACCTCTCCAATCATCCGGCAAGTCAAGTCGTATTCCTAAGTCATCTGCGAAATCTACAACCTTTAACAAGTGCTTTGACATTTCATTTACAGTTAACTTTGTAGTCGATTTTATCACTACTACTGGTTTGTTGTTAACTTCTTCAATTAAAGGCTCTAAAAATTGACTGCTAAAATATGTATGGAGTGCATCAGGTGAGTTTCCTGTGTCATCAGCAATGATAGAAACTATGCGCCAATAGAATGCGTTTTGTTTAACTGAGCGTGATGCGGTATTAGGTTTAATAGTTACAATAGCTTCAGGTGCATCAGAATTTTTAAACCAAGTGCGAGTCATGTTCTCTAATATATCAGCTTTAGGTTTGTCTCTCTTTAAAATTCTTTGTAGTTTATTACTCATAGTTTACAATTTTATAAGCATATTTAAAAAGCAATTCTTGTTTGATTAGATAAGCATTCTTAGATACTGTATCACCATTACCAACAAACGTTTTGTATTCTAAGTTATTTTCTATGATGCAATCTTTAACTCTTTCTCTCTCTATAAATCCATATTGATTTGGTGTAACAAAAACCCATGTGTCAGCTTTACTGGTCATCAACGCTGAAGGCTTACCATACATTCCAATCTCTACTACTAAATTTCCTGTGTACTTACTCTTAAAATCTTTTTTAACTTCATAACGTTTGTGTTTTTCAGGTACGTATATATCCATTTCTTTACAGTAACCCGGAATAATAACTGCACTAGGATATTGGGTCTGTAATAATTTTAAGACATCTTGTTCTGCATTGTGTCCATCTTCTAAGTCTTCTTCAAAGGTATTCACTTTAAACCTTTTTCTTTCAGTTTTTTATCAGTCGCACGTATTGCAAACTCTACAACCTCATCCATAAATTCTTTGCTGTAATACTCATGACCTTGGTCATAACTGGTGTGACAATTGAAACATGAATAAAAACCTATATCTCTACCTAATTCATCAGTTGCTTTAATGCCAACTCCATCTGTATTTTTGTGGGCAAAGACTGTGGTCTCTCCCTTGCCTAAGCACCGGTCTAATTTTAGGGTGCATGCTTCATTGCGAGCTGACTTAGTGATTCTATTTTGTTTCATTAAATCCCCAGTCAATAAGTTGTCCTATGACATCAGCAACTGAATATACTACTGCTGTGTCTGAACCAGCGTCTTCTAATTTTTCTATCATAATTTGTTGGTTAGCAGTCAATCTACCTTTAGGTGTTTTGCCATTCTTTGGACGTTTGACCTCTAAAAAAAAAGCAATGCCATTCATCAATAAACATAAATCAGGTATGCCACTTTTTACACCTTCAGCTCTAAATTTTCCTGCCTCACTTTTACTGCGTTTACCACCATTAGGTATAGCAAAATAAAAAATCTTCCTGATGTCTAAATATTGACATATAGCTTTTTGTACTTCATGTTCATCATTTCTCATTTTTAAGCTTATCCATAATCATAGTAAATTTAAGCTGGTCACACAAAGAAATGATTTGGTCTTCCAAGTCTGATTTTAATTGCTTGTCTTCAATCTTGGTTAGCAATGCCATAAGATTATGAATTGTCTCAGCAACTTCTTCATTCGACATCACGTTGCAAATTATCTACTGTGCCTAAATAATTTGAGACTCCATAAATTGCCCAATGTAGCTGTTGTTTGTTTGCGGCAATACGATGAGTTAGACCTGATAAAGAACATCCAAGTAACTCTGCACATTCTTTCTGTGTGATGCCTAATTTCTTGATTTCTGCTGGAATTGAATGGTAATAGATTGCTTTCTTCATAAGAATTATATATTGAAAAAGATTCTATTATATCAATAAAGATACTGTATGGTACTTGTTTTTTTTCTTGTACTGACTTCTCCTTCGGAGACTCTCCTAAACAAAGCAGAGGGATAAATCCCTTTTAAAGAGCTTTTTAACTTATCGGGTAATGCCTGAGCTGGGAGTTTCGGGTAAAGAAATCCCTAGAATAGCCTAGACTAAACTAGAGATTCTCATCGGTATAAAGCCTTCGCAGTATCATCCGAGCCTAACACCATTACAGCTAGTCAGGTTAGAGTCATCGCTACCTTGTAATAGGTACTCAGCCTTCTGCACTCTACGATAGTAACCTATCATCAATCAACAGCTATGGAATACGATTGCTGATTCTCTTTAATATTTATAGAGGTCTGAGTGAAGCATGTATCGGCTAGACATATCACCTCTCGTATCCTGATACTTGCCAAGTTGTTGTGAGATGGTATAATCTTCTACAGAACGGTGGGCAAACACCAGTTTAATGAACCCTCTGAGACGTCAACCACCTCAGGGGGTTTGTGCTTTCCGGGTTGTAAGCTTACCCAAAAAACACTAAACCAAGACTCGAATCATACCCTGAGAAAAAACTTAGTGCAAACTATTTGTATTTATTTTTCTATTTAATTTGACAGAACGTATCTAATCTGATATAATGACTCTGTCATCGAGATAAACGGTGGCACTTTTAACCCATAGGAGCTAGAATGAACACATTAGATATTATCAACAACCAACTAGATGACATTGAACTTGCTAGGCTTGATTCTAAAGAGCGTATGCTTAAAGGTCAGGCTCGTAGACACATACTACAGGACGCATTTAACAGGTCAGTAGTTAGAGCTGAAAACGTTGACTCAGCCGGTGTTGTAAACTGGAATTTTGTTGAAGCTGATTTATACCTAGATGACCTTGACCCAACTGAAGCTGAACTAAGCATGATGGTTTCAAGATGGGAGCAGAAAGAAATGATAAGGTTAGGCATCAAGTAATTTAACCGGGGAGGTTCGCCTCCCCACACTTTAACTTTTAGGAGATTTAAATGATAGAACTTAGTATTTATTCAGACGATATACGTGACATGGACGAAAGACTTGACAGAGCATTTGACATTAAAAATGGCTGGGGTTCTGAAGCTTTCGATAATAATGGCAACATAGCTATAGATGACATGACACGTTTTCCAAATGGAAGTGTTTTTCAAGTTATACAAAAACAACAAATGGTTATTACAGACCAACAAGAAAAAATTGATATATTGATTAAACACATTAAGCAACTTGATAAAACTGTACATGAGATTACTGATTGTCTTGATAGTGCGGCTAAGAATATTTTTAGCATTGGCATGCGAACTGGTAATAAAAAATAATGTATACGATTACACACAATACAAAGTATGTTGACAAACATACTAGAGCTGGGGCAGATGGTAAACAAATTATCTGTCCACTATGTTTCAAATTCGCTACAGTTTATCATTTTTCATGGTCAGCAATAGCGTGTGGTGTCTGTCATTCTAACGTAGAAAAACAGGCTTGGATTATAAAATAGGAGATACAAATGACTAAAGCAGTAAATATATTAAGTGATGCACTTGACAAATTAATGACTGAAGATGAAGACAAAATGTTTGCACCATCAAAAAATAATTATGAAGATTTTAAAGTTGGCAACAGAGTTAAACTTTATCATTATTGGATGATGGATGATGCATATATTGGTGAAGTCACATTAGTTGAAAAAAGATATGCACAAAAAGACAGAGACATATTAGGTTTTACTACTCAATATTGGACTGTCAAAAATGATGATGGTGATGTTAGTGACAAGTGGTTTAAAACTGATACACCTGTTTAATTAAATAAAGCTTGACTATTTAATTAGATACTGATATAATGACCTCGTCATTGAGACATACTTGATGGCGAGACAACTTTTTAACTTATAGGAGATACAATGGAAATAGTAAATGAATACCCAAGAGTTTATGAGCAAAGCTTATTTACAAAAAAAGAATGGATTGAGAAAACTGTAGAGACACACAAAGCTATTGTTAATGAAGCTGGTGAGCCAATTGCAGTTGTTGGTAAAAACTATAATCTAGTTCAAGATGCTGACATCATGCCTCAGTTCCACGATGTAATTATGAAGTCGAACTTAGACAGAACTGGCATGACTAAAAAAATCCACTACTCACACAATGGAGCTAAGACTAAAGTTGTTTATACTTTCCCAGCTCATGAAATGGCAGTTGATGTTGGTGACTTTGTCCAGCTTCAAATTATGGTGCTTAACTCATGTGATGGTACTTGGAAGTTTATGTCTATGCTAGGCGCTGTTAGATTAGCTTGTATGAACGGTCAGGTTGTAGTCGATTCATTGTCTTCATATAGTGCTAAACACACTAGCACGCTAGATACTGATGTTGCTATAGCTAAAATGGAGACAGCTCTTGAGGTCTACGAAGCTAACGTTAAAATTTGGCAACAGTATGCTAAGACAGGTATTACAAATGCTACAGCTACTAAAATTTTCGAACAGGTAGCTGGCAAGAGCGACAGACTTCAGGTTTTACTTGAGGAAACATTTCTTAAATACAAAGCTGAAATGGGTACTACTGTTTGGGCATTGTTTAACACTTTGACTGACTGGTCTAGTCACGCCAAATTTAAGAATGAGGCTAACAAAGTTGCTACGATATACAATCGTGAGGCTAAGGTAAGAAAAGTCCTTCCATTGCTTACTGAGATGCTTGCGGCGTAACGTAACACAATCTACCGGGGAGGTTAACAGCCTCCCTTTTTTTAATTTATTTTTCTATTTAATTTGACAGAACATATCAATTATGATATAATGACCTTGTCATTGAGAACTTGATGGCACTTTTAACTTAAATAGGAGATACAAATGAATAGATTTAACAGAGACCAATTTAATTTTGATGGTGAATATTTGACTTATGATTTTTTGAATGGTGAACGTGGTGAATTTGTTGGTAGATTTAAATACAACAGAAATATAGCTAAACGTTTTATCACTTTTTTAATTAAAAATATGACACCAACAGAATATTTTAATTTATTAGAAGCAGGTCAAAGTCCGGGAAAAATAACAATGGACAGAGGCTTTAAATATATACGTTAATTTTAACCGGGGAGGGCAACCTCCCCACAAAATAGGAGCAATAATTTAATGACAAATATTGATAAATTAAATGCAGAAAAAGAATCAATTGATTTAGAAATTCAAAAGTTTCATCAAAAATATGGTCGCAGTTTTTGGAGTTTTGAAACTATTTTTTCTAACTGGAGCAAGGCAGATGTTAAGCAATATAGAAAAATCTGCAAACGATACATAGCTTGCAACCAAGAAATAATTGACACACTATAAATTAACCGGGGAGGGCAACCTCCCTTTTTTTTTAATTTATTTATTCTATTTAATTAAATAAAGCTTGACACATGGTCTCAAATGTTGTATAATTACCTCGTAATTGAGATGAATTACACACTTTTAACCCATAGGAGATACAAATGAACACATTACCAAACGAAATTTATATTGCAAGTAACCTTTACAAGAAACAAGAATTAGGAATGACTGACCACAGGAAACAGTTTCCATTAACTTTTACTGGCGATGTTCTACTTGCAAAAGATATTCAAGTTGTTGATTATGGCACTCACGTTTATTCTTATGACGATTCAATTGAGACAAAATGGAACGATGCTAAATTTGTTGATGGCATTGTTGTGTGGAGAAGCAATGGTCAAGTTCCTCCAGTAAAAATTTTGTTAGACTTTGTTATGCTTGGTGTAATTACACTTGGTCAAGCTCACATTTCAGCAGAGCAAAAAGACATCGAGCAAAGTGCGGCACTAGAACACCTTATGCTTAACGACAGAGGCGAGGTTTGTTTAGGTGCTGAAGCGTTTGAAGTTACTCAAGCTAGAGCTGACAAGTAATTTAACCGGGGAGGGCAACCTCCCCACAAACTAGGAGATACTATGTCTACATATTCAATCAACTTAAACACAATATCATGGGATGCTACTGATGCTCTAATCAAACTTGATGAGACTTTTGTTGGCACACCTAACTATCTTGGCATGACATATTTTTGGGCATATGAGTACAGGCATTACATGAGAGAAGCGAGTATTGCACAACGTGTTAAAGTCCACAAAAAATGGTTAGAAGCCGGGTTAGATTTTCTTGAAACGTCAAAAGCGCATTGGGATATTATTGGTGCAGTCTTAAAAAAAGATGTTCGTAGTGACAAAGGCATAGAGGTGTTCGCATGAATATTACTGACTTACTAGTTAAATTAATTAACGTAGCAGATTACAGATGGAACGATAAGGAGATGGTGTGTGTGTCTCTTTGGGGCGATGATGATAGAGTTGAGAGTGAGCGTTCAATATTACAACAGAATGGCTTAAAACTAAGTGAGGTAAGCCAGCTTAAAACTCTTGGAATTATGAGTCACATGGTTCTTGATGATGGTTGCGTAATTCTTAACTTACATTACGATAAAGTTTTATCTAATACTAATTACTCGGAAGAGTTCTTATTAAATTTAGGTTGACTTTATATATCGTTTCTGATATACTCACTTCGTGATTGATTGAATCACATAACAAATAAGGAGGCAATATGCCACAAGTAGATAATCCAAAAAAAGCCAAGCTTGCACAGTTAGCATTTGGTCAGGGTAAGAAATTTACCAAGAGTGTTTTAGTAGGTTCTCGTGAGGTTCGTAGAAAACTAGCTAGACAAGCTAAAAAAGCTGGAGGTAAATAATGGAGACTGCAAAAGAATTAAGAGCTGGTGACGAATGGCAGTCACAATGGGAAGCAAACTTTGATGATGCACGTGATGCGTGTATGACTGACGCTGACAACATTGTTATGGAAGTTGAGCATATCGTACATGACTTAGACCAAACACTTGAAGTTAACAATGTTTTAATACTTGCTGAAGCTATTGAAAATTTAATAGCGCTTAGTAATTACAGATACATTGACCCTTACAATGATGAGCCATACGATTATGATTTCAAAAAACCAATTGCGGACATATTACAAGACCGCTTATCTTTTGATTTAGGAGTATAAGAATGAGCATATCAGATTACTATTACGATGAGATTAACTCTGAAGAAAATTTACAGGAGTTAGATAATCAAGAACACCCAGCTTATGATGAGTACAAAGAAGAGCGTGCTGGATTTGACAAATTTACTAATAAGGAGAGTAAATCGTGAGTACCCAAAAAGAACAGGTCTTAGCTTTTGTTAGAACTAATGGAACTATAACACATAGACAAGCTGATGAAACTTATAGCATCACAAGATTAGCGGCTGTTATATTTGATTTAAAAGATGAAGGTCATATGTTTGTAGAGCCAACTGAAATAGTAAAAGGCAAAAACAAATTTGGTACACCATGCACATGGGCAAAGTATCAATATCTAGGTATGAAAAATAAGGAGAATAGATAATGGCGAATGTAAAGACAACTAAGGTACAAGGTGGAGCAGATTATGCCATGGTGGTTAATCGTGTTCACAAGTTTAAAGAAATGTACGAGAATGGGCAAATTTTAACTGAGATGGTTAAAGATGCAGATGGTGTTGTAATCTTTAAAGCACACGCTGTTGTTGATGGTGTAATCAGAGGTACTGGTCATGCTAGAGAAGTAGAGGGTGCTAACAATATTAATAAAACCTCTCATGTTGAATGTGCAGAGACATCCGCAATTGGGCGCTGTCTTGCTTTTGGTATCGGTCTAATGCCTAGCGGTGAAATTGCCAGCTATGAGGAGGTACAGAATGCACAGTTGCAACAATCACACATTGCTATGCATGAGCTGACTATGAAATCAGCAGTTGCTTACATTTCTACAGCTTTATCAATGGCTATTGAGCAAGAAGATGAAGAAGGTATACTAGAAGTTCTTACTAATTTTAAAGGCAATGTACCATTGAAGACTGCTGTATGGAAAGAGCTACGGTCAGACGAATCTTCATACATGACAGAACGTGGTGTTAGATTAGCTCAGGAGGCTAAAGATAAAAAAGAAGCAAAGCATCAACGTAATGTAGAAGCGGCAACTGATTTTGCCAAAAAGAACTCAGAGGTGTAGCACCTACGCTGAAGTCGGGGTATCCTAGCCTCGTAAGTTAAAGACAAACGCTACCGATTGGTTACCGTTAAGTAACCACCTAATTTAATTTAAGGAGATGTAATGGTAAACAAAGTAATACTCGTTGGAAATCTTACTAAAGACGTAGAGTATAAACATGCTAAGACAACAATAGCTTTGCTTAATTTAGCAACGAATGAAAGCTGGACAGACAAGTCTACTGGTGAGAAAAAGACCAAGGCTGAGTTTCATCGAGTCGTAGTCTTTGATAAATTAGCAGATATTTGTCAGAAGCTTCAAATACGTAAAGGTTCTAAAATGTACATTGAAGGACAGCTTACTCACAGAAGTTATGAAGACAATACTGGTCAAAAAAAATATGTAACTGAGGTTAAACTTTCCGGATTTAACTCTGCGTTACAATTGTTAGACAGTAAAGGTGAGCCTAAGGGTGAACCTGAATTTGGCGGATATGACGAACCTACGCCCTCTCAACAACCAATAACACCTGTAGCAAATGATGGATTTGAAGATGACATTCCGTTCTAGCATACTTACAATACTTTACGTTTTGCCTTTAGCTGTGGCAATAATTTCGTCCGGCTGTAGTGCATTAACAGACAGATTAGCTGAGGAAGACCCATTGCTTATACCACCTGATGTTATTGGCAATGAACAGCTAATATGTAAGAGTGAGACCCCATCAATGTGTGAGGGTTTCTTAACTGATAAACCAATAGATGTAGATTAAGGAGAAGACTATGCTTAACTGGAAACCTAAAAATAAATTTAGACCGTACATTTCAGTATCAATGAACAAGGAATATATTGCACAAGAATTTACTAAAAAAGAATTAGAAAAATCTATGCGAAAACTTGGTGTTGAATTAGACAAAAGAAAATCAATGACAAGATTGATTGAGGAAAATTATGACATTCTTGCTTGAGACTACTGTACCTTTACTGGCATTAATTGGAACAGGATTAGTGTCAGCAGGTCTTTCAATGTTGTTGATGACACTAGGGATGCCTGACAAAAAAGAACGTGAATATAATCTCTTACATGAACATAGAGAAAAACAACAGTTGTTGCAAAGGTTAATAGATGAAAAATAAATTTACTGATGTTGATTTAATGCAATTTGCAGACAAGGAGACTACCGGGGAAAAGGCTATGGATATTTTAAGTGTGTTGCTTCAGGGTGATGATGAAGCTAAAGAGTTAGCTAAAAGACTTGAAGTTTTTATTGATACTCGCCATGCATTAATTAATAATTTAATTGAGGAGAATAAATGAAAGATTTAATCAATGCCGCTAAGGTTATAAAACATATGTGTATTTGGGTAATTACTGGGTCAGCATTGTATATAGCTATGTGGTTTGCTCAGTACGAAAGGTACATCCTATAATTATAAGCGACAGTTCTGTTGTACGAGCTAAAATTATGAGTGAGAATTTTACTGTACGAGTTTTTTAAGCATGGGAAAATTACGGACAAAAAGCTATATACTTGATGATGGTCAAACAATAACAGTCAGGCAATTAGCTTGTAAATTACAAGTGACAGAGTCTGCCGCTAGAAACCGTTTAAATAGACATACTCATCCTGATAAAGTTTTTGAGCCTCACAATCCAAAAAATGGTGGCAAACCTAGAGGCACACAAAAAGAACGTGATGAATTAGCTAAGGTTAAAGAAAGAGAATTAATGAAACATGCTTTAAAAAATATTTAATTAAACAACACCTTTAAGTTTTCTTCTTATTGGTTTATCCCAGTTTTCGTTAAATGGTCGATAACCTATAGCCAAGTACCTCATTGCATCTGCACCATGTGAACTCCAATCGTGTCTTGGTCTCATCCTCCATGTCTTACCATTGTCATCCCAGTCTCTACTGTAAGCAAGTAATGAATCAATAAGTTTTTCACATTCTTTATCATCAAAATAGCATTTGTCTAGCATTGTTCTGACTTGTTGTATGCCATCGTCAATAAGTAATGATGGTGCTATCTCTATGTTGTGTATTCCTAAATCTTCTAGCATTTCAATACGTGACTTACCTGAACCTAACTCTCTTACTCTGACATCGTGTGGCAATACGTGTTGGTCATAAACATAACCTTTGTCCTGCAACACTCTAACATAATGCTCTAGTCCTACACCACTAGCCTCATAGTAATCAATAATGTGTATCTCAGCTCCTACAAACTGTGCAAATACTATAGATGTACTGTCTCCTATTCCTAAATCCCAGCTTGTAATTACACCTTTGGCTCTGTCATATCTGACCTTTGTAATTCTGTCTTCATCTTTAGCTCTGCGTAATTCAGCAGAATAGTATGCACCTTCACTAAATACAAGATAACCACCTTCCCATATATGCTCGTATGACTCAGGTCGTTTGTCTTTGTCTTCTAATCTTTGGTCATCAAGAACTGTAGGAAACCATGGGTTGTCCTGCCAATTCATTTGCACTATTTTAGAGTCACTTGGAAACTTTTCTCTAAATCTTTCATGTGTAGCTGAATATTTAGACTCAGGATTCCATGTCACCCATACTTCAGAGTTAAAACCAATACTTTTATCTTCTTCTCGTACTGTAGGCATAAGCAAATCCCATGCCCTACCACTAACTGACTCAGCTTCATCAACCCAAGCTATTAATATTCGTGATTGTGATTTGATACTATCTAGTGAACGTCTTAATCCAGCAAAAGTGTAAGTTATATTGCCATCTTTTGACCTTATAAACTTTTCACCTATTTCATAATAATCTGCAAGCCAATCAACACTCAATATTGCAGATTTAATTTCTGCCATAGAAGACTCACCTAACGAGTTCATAAACTCACGACCACAAAGTATTGTGCCTCTTACACCTGACATACCCCATCGATAACCAAAGACTGCTGTCATTAAAGCAAAGCTTCTTGTCTTGCCTGAACCACGTCCTCCATAAGCACCACGTATTCGAGCTTTGCCTTCAAAGACAGGAATTAACCTATCAGGTAATTGTATATCAGCAACCATTTAATTAAACAGGTTTCAGATTTCTTTTTCTGTGTCCGTTCCAAGCCATAAACCCACCAAGTCTTAATGCATAATAAGCTATGTAATTAATTAATTTAAATCCATTAACGTCAATACAAATATCTCTAAACAACTCATCAGCATACTTTTGTGTTTTCTTTTCAGTATGACCTTTCTTGCCACCTAAGTTTAATGACTCGATACTTGTATAACCAGTCATGGACTAAACCACCTGAAAGCAAGGACACCCATAGGACTTAACCAAGAACGTGCAAATTTAGGCACACTAGCACCATCAAAAACAAATCCTTTAGGTATTACATAGTAAGTTGGATGAGAATTGCCTTCATGCGTAATTGCATATTTCCAGTCTTTTGTAATCTCCCATTTTCTTGTCGTTGCTATCCACAACCAAATACCACCAAACAAACCTTTGCTTTTTGTTTCCATTGGTACAGGTTTCATGTGTGGCATGTCTTTGTATTCTATTTTTATTGCCATAGTTTCTCCTTATTAACGCCCTTTGGCGAGCTGACCTCCGAAATAAAACTCAATAATCATAGACGCCCATTTGAATAATTCGTCCATTTTGACTACTGAACCTGCTTCTAATTTTACATACTCTACAACATCTGGAGTTATCTGAAACATCCCTAATATGCTCCAACCTTCCTTAACAGTAGGTACGATTGTTGGCACGTTAAATATGACTGGTGCTACTTGTGTAAATATAACAAGTGCTAGTATTACAAAAATTATGACTCGCCGGTTCATAGCCGCCATAGGAGACTCTTTCTCTGCCATTTGACGTGCTTGATTAATTGAATCGTTACGAGCTTGTAAGTTTTCTATCATTAACTTCTGTTGGTCAGAAGCCGCTTGACTTTTTAATGCATACAATTTAGCAATAAAGCCTAAGCCTATTGGTGCTATGTTTGTAAGGAACGCAATCATAAAAGCTTCATTATTATTTCGCCTATACCAAAATCTGAAGCTACCATGACACCAAAGCCTATTAGTAATCCTTTACCCATAGACATAAATTTTAGGTTCATGTTTTTTATTTCTCTTACATCTTTGTAGAGGTCATTAATTTGTCGTTGTTGTTTGTCTAATTGCATTTGCATATGATGTGTATGTTTTTCCATTAGTACCTCTTAACAGGTGGCTTTTTGTTTCCTCTTCTTTTTGGCATAATATCTCCTATGTTATCAGTTACTTAGTGGATTGTCTAATGACTGCTGTATGCGTTTCATTAGCTTCTCTTCTGTATCATCAAGCTGTATGTCAAATTTATCAAGCTTATTGTCCATTGTAGTAATGCGTACATCTATAGACTGAAGCTTAGAATCAATCCTGTTCTCAAGATTATATTGTGCTGTGCGTAATCTAGCAAGGTCTTCCTTTAGCTCAACTTTAATTTCTTTAGCTACTTCTTCTACTCTTAGCACATCAGCCGATGTACTTGTCATTGCAGACTGAATTGCCCCTAAGTCCAAATTTGCGATTCCTTCCACTTTTTGGTACATTAAGAACCCTCCATAGAGTGAGCCAACTATCGTAGACAGAAGGGCAAATGCTCCTACTAGCTGAGTGTATGTAAACCTTAGACTTCCTAGCTTTAGTCTTTTATCAACTAAACCTTCTATTTCTGCTACCTTGTCACCTAAATCAGTTGTCAAATCCATCTCCTTGTTGCATAGATTTTAACAGTTCTATTTCTTGGCGCAACTTTTCAACTTCTAGCCTACGTCTTTGAAGCTCCAGTTGATACAAAGTGTTACAATTTATTCGTTCTCTTGGTGCATCTAACGGTATTACAATTCTTGCGTAAACACCTAACTGTTTAGTTTGTGGGTTAAGTGGGTCTTCTTTACCAATAATAGGAGCAACAGCGTTATTAACAATGCCAGTAAGTCCAACATCAAATACAGTTGCACCACCAATACTAGTTACTACAATCTAAATCACCTGCTTTAATGCTATCTGTACCAAAACTAACCACCACTAGGCAATTGCAAGTTAAGAGATGTACTGCTATTTGCTACAGCTTGTGTGCTTAACATAAATAACAATAACCATTTTATTTGAATTTTGAACATATCCTAGTAACTAACAATGTTTGACTCTCATTGCTACTCCTTAATTTAGACAAACTACAAACGTATCTAGCTTCTTCTATGTTACTTTCTGTAATGTATATATCAAACTTTACTTCTTTTAAATATTTGACAGGGAGAATTTATAAGCTGTAACAAAAGGTATTGGTTTCCAATCCCCATCAAATACTCCTATCTCATAATACTCTATATCAGGTCGAGAGTTCCACAACCTGATAGTTGTTTTCTTTACTTCATTACTCCACTAACTTCCACTTTGGATAGGTAGGTGTTTGCTCGTGACTATGTACTGCGTAATTAGCAGTAACAAACATAATATTACTGAGCTACGCATTCAGCTAAAACTACAGCCTTGTAAGCACCACCTGGAAATGCTCTGTTACCACCATATACAGCTACAGACGTACTTTGAAACCAAGCACTTCCTGCCACGCTAAGTGGATAAGAACGCATTGCACCAGTTGTAGTACTGATGCCGCTTGATAACCTGACATTCCACTTTCACCATGTGCTTTAAGAGTTACAGCACCAGTCCAAGTTACATTATCTGATAATGATGGACTTGAGCTAAAACTTGTCGGGTAAGTTACTTGTGCATAATAAGCGTTAGCTAAAGTAGTATCAAATCTAATAACTGGTACTTGACCCGCACTAGCAGGGTCAAGTTGTAAGCGTATAAGCATTTGGGTTACCATATTTCCTGGTACTGTAGTTGCTACGGTGCATCTTGATTCAACAGTGCCATCAATATCTGCTGCTATGATTGGTGTTGCACTAAGGATTAAGCTAAGTGCGATTAATAGTTTTTTCATTTGTATTGCTCCTCTATCATTTCATTCATTCTCGCATCTTGCGATAAGCTCCTTAATGCTCTCCTATTATCCACTATATACCACCTTGTAAAGCTACAGTATCAGGGTAATAGTTATCAGGTATTGTATACACATAATAGTTTGTTAAATTAGTTACATTGTTAAGTAACTTGTAATATGCTGACTGTGATATTTCATTTGCAATAGTAAGTGCATTGTCTGTATCAGCTAAAAGAGACTCTAATGACTCTTCATCTTCTTCTTCATCATCTTCATCTTTAGCTTGTTCATCTTCTTTCTAATAACTCTTTATCTGTTTCTTTTTGTGCAATAGCTACTGACTCATCTTGCAATGCATCATAATCAGGTATCTCAGGCAAAGGTGGGGGTTTAGGCTTTACATAACCAGGACAGTTAGGGTCACTTTGTGGATCAAAACAAGAATCAAATCTATATATGTATCTAACATCTGCATTTTCTATACTGCCTGTGCCTTCTTGTTTAAGCCTACCATCACCAAATACTGCAATAGGTAAATAAGGTAATGCAATTGTTCTTCTTATTTCTATACCACCTTCACGCTGTGACCAATCTTGTACATCTTGAAACACATAGCCACCACCTACTTTATCGTTTTCTAAAGTAACAACGTATATCATCTTCTTTGTTTTTAATTGGTGTGTATTTGTAGGTAACTCCTGATACGTCCATACCACCAATACCATTAGCACCTAAATAAGTAGGAGTCATTGTCCATTCTAAGCCACTAATTGCTACGTTAGGTGTGTATCCGAAAGTGTATGCGTGTACGCTAAAAGAGTAAGATAGCAGAAGCAACAGCACCCATAATCTTGAGAGCATCATCTCTTTTCTCCTGTGCAGACTTTTCATGTTCACGTGTTTCTATAGGTATGTCTTCTGTGTGTACTTCCCATGCAGCTCTTGCGCTCGCATCGCCTATTAATCCTCATATGGGCAACTCGTTCCTGCCATTTTCATGGCTTGAAATACCACTGCAGGGTCTTGACACAAAAGACTACTGCGGCCACCTTCATACCGGCTGATCATAGCATCCTTGCCTTTTTTAACAACTAAGACAATTTGCCTCTGTATATGTAGCACCAAGGCTCAAGGATAATATTTGAGTGCCTAAAGCACCACTAGATGAGATAGTACATAAGGTCTGAGTTGTTACCACCTACGTTTGGAGATATGGCACTTGGTGGAGGAGATTTAACTGTCGTTTCGTTTGTACCGTTTGTAGTCACCGTAGATGTTGTATTCTGCGTTATTGAGCTTTCGTCTACTGCCATTACAGGTAATACAAAAATAATCCAAAAACATGCAACAATACCAAAGCTATTTTTCACAATGTTGTTGCGCAATCTGTTAGACATTACCTCTGTTAGTTTTAGACATTTCTAATTGTAATGTAGGCATCCAGCTTATAGCACAAGACCAATCATCTACTGTATCACCTGTATTTGGGTCTGTGCCACTAACTTTTGTATACCACATACACCTGTAAATTTTATTATTCTTATCTCTTCACATTCACTTCCAAGAGGACAGGTAAACTCTACTTCTAATTCTTTTTTACCTTTTGGCATTAGAAATAATTAAGATTTACATTAACTCGTCTATTTGCATTTGATGTTGTTGTGCTGTGATGTGGCTTACTTGCATCAAACAACAATAATCTATTTGCAACACTTTTTATTTCAGTTCCATCTTCTAGTACAGTTGCTCCATTATTTGTATTAATAGAAAACAATGCACCTTTATGTTCGTAATTAAAATCAATATGAGATGGACTGTGTATTATTTCAGGAGTTCTTAAATACATATTACATTTAACTCTTATAAGACTTTTTACTTTAAGAAGTTTTAATATTGGTTGGAATATGTTCCAGATATTAGGCGATTCAAAAATCATTTCATTACCATATGATGCAGGTGTTTCATTACCATAACTTCTATGAGACATATAAAAATTCCATGGTTTTTGTTTACTATCTAGAATTTCATCTTCAGGTGCATTTGCTATAGAGTCTTGAAAATACCAAGGAAACCCTGCACTCATAATATAATTACTTACCTCTCTAAAAAACATCAGGTGGTAAAGCATTATCAATAATTTTATATTTACTTTCTATCATATGCTGTATTAGTATACAGCATATGATATTTTATTTTTATGGTTTTGGATGTGCTGCCTTAACTGCTGCTATACCATCTTTCCAAGTAGTTGTTCCATTTACTGCATCTTGATATTGCTGGTCTAACTGGTCGCCAACAGAAGCATAACTAGTAGTTTCATCATTATTGTCTTTTCCACCCATATGTAGCTTCTAAAGCTGTTTCTGCATGCTTCGGCTTCTGCTAACAGCTTTGGCTTCTGCTGCTTTTTTAGTAGCGTGGTCATCTGTAATAGTAGAATATGCTGAAATACTGTCTAATTGTTTCATTAGCAGTACCATCATTATATTCAATCCATCCTGCTGAACCATCCCATTGAATAGCGTGAACATTTGCAGATAATGATACAGAATCTAATGTACATCCATAACCATCTACAGTTACCCATTTATCGTCTTTTATTATTGTTAATGTTGCCATATTATCTCCTTATGCGTCTTTGCTACAAATAATCATATCAATATACTGTGGTGCGGCTATTGTATGCGTGTGTGAACCTGCACTGAACCAGTATCTCCCGGAGTTGTTGAGCTAATTGTTCCATCTCCTCCACTCGATATTGAACCTGACAGATGTGTGAGTGAGAACCAGCCACCACCAGTACTACCTGTGCTTGTACTTGCCTGAACTCTTATATGCTGAACAATACCACCATGATAATTGTCTACAAACATTACAGTAGCAACTGATTGTAACTAGCACTTACTATGACTGTGAGTATGTGTATGTGATTAGTAGTTAATGTGTGTGCGGCGGCTAGATAAGTTATGACTATGCTGCACCAGCAGCTAAAGTATGCGAGTGAGTATGTGCCGCTGACGTGTGAGCGTGTCCACCGTGAGATGAAGTTGTTACCTGCTGTCATTAACCGCCCAAGTCACCACCTGTACCACCACCAGTACCAGATACAACTCTTAGTACCTTATCATTTTGTGATGTAACTTGTGTCCACCCTGCTGGTGCTGCACTAGCTTGGAAAGAAAGCCATAACCGAACCATCGGGAATAAAATCTTCACCTTCATGATACTGTCTGCCCAAGTTAATCCACCATGTGTTGCCTGATTGTTTACTAAGAAATTGTCCGTTAGTACCTGCGTTAGATATATACTAAGATTATCTTCGTCTACAGATTCACTAGATATATGTTCAAGGTCAATACTTCCATCCACATATTGGTCTGAGTCAATTGAGTTTAACTGCCATTCCATCTAATAGGTTATCTAACGAATCTAAGTTCGTATTAATTTTTGTACCCCAAGAACTTTCACTAGCACCAACTTCAGGCTTAGTTAAAGAATAAGTTGTAGTAGTTGTATCAGCCATTTAGCTCTCCTAAAATGTGCCTTGCCATACTCGAAATTTGTCAAACTCTCCACTTAATATGTTTTTTCTGACAACTTCTTTACGAGCTTCAATATCGTTCCATTGTACACCTGCATCTTTGCACCATTGAGCCATAATGTGTAAAGGTATAGAGCCTACTAAACGATTTTCTCCAGTCATACCAACTTTTGCCTTACGTAAATCCTCTGCTCTGTCTAGGCTAGGTTGTGCATCAAATGTACGTGCAATCTCAATTTTATCGTCTTTTCGATTGTATCGTACTTGTTCTTTTATTTTCATATTTTCCTTTATAAAGTGTGGGGAGATTAAGGAGGACTCCCCACACTTATAGTTTACCTCAGATTATGAAGTTGTACAATCAGCAACTAGTCCTGATGCCGCTTCATTTTTAGAGATTAACGTTAACTCTGTAAGCACTTGACGTTTAGTTGAGTCACCAGTCTTAGCTAACTCAGTATTCTTAGTAGGTCTAAGAACACCACATGCCCACATATCTGAATCCATAATCCAAACATCTCTACCTCTGTTCTCTCTGCTTGGTGTAAATTCAACTGTTCCCCACGGAGTCACGTAGATGTCTACAGCTTTAACAACAGTCTTGCTAGTCGCTTCAATGTGAGAGCGTTGGTTGTTATAACCTGTAAATCTAGTGCCTTGTTCATTTGGAACGCACTTAGGTAAACCGTATCAGGGTTACCACCTGCTTCCCAAATAGACTTGCATAACAGTATCGAAGTCTGCTTGTGAGAAACACAGTAGCTGTACCATCTGTACGAGCTGTGTTACCCGGTACTGAGCCAGTAGGGTTTGCACCACCTGAACCACCAATGTTAGCAACATTAGATTTCACGTATGCTCCACATCCTGCTAGTTCACGTGCCGCAGATGCTGAACCTACTTCGTACTTATTGTTATCAAACAAAGCCTTCTCAATGTCTAGCTTTTGCTCTTTAGCAATTTTAAGCACTTGGTAAGCCATTTCAGCCGCTCTACCTGCTTTGTCCAAACCTTCATCAGTATCAGGAATGATAACTGCGTTTTTAAAGATTTGTGTGTAATTACCTAAACGAGTAGTAGCAGTTCTTGCTTCACCTGCTGTATCGTCACCTTCAATGTGAGCGTTAGCCGCACTTGAACGTAATGAATCAGTTTGCCACTCGTGGTATGTGTTACTTGCTTTTACTTTTTTCAACGATGAGTAAAAAGGAGTTTCTTCAGGAGAGATGTCATAAATAACGTTCTCTAAGTCCTCACGAATACCTTTTACGTCATAACTGTCGAATGTGTTCGCTGGTTGCGACATAATATTTCTCCATTATGAGTTTAAAATTAAATTCAGAGCATCATCAATTGAGCCTGAATCCCTAAGTTTTGCCTTTTGGCGTGAACGTATTTTAGCATTTGGCGTTGCCATTTTCTTAGCACCCGGCTTTATTACATGGGTTTCGCAGACTTAGTTTTTGTTTAGCCTTTGACTTGCCTTTGAAATAATATCCTGATACTTCATAGCATCGTGTAAGACTTTAATCGCTCTTGCATCAGTTATTTGAGAAATTTCATCATTAGTGTAACCATAATGATTTGTTCCTGTAATAACCAAACGTTCCTTTAGTGCAGTTGCTTTTTAGAGTCTGCAAAATCAGGAATTTCACTTTTGTAATATTTGCATTTGTTCTTGTAAATACGCTTGTTTTGCAGTTGCTTGAGCTTCACTTGTTTGTTGTGCAACCTGTTGCAATTGTTCCATTTGCTGCATCATATTGCCCACTCTGCTTCTTCATACTCAATGTTTTTTTGCATGTACCCGATAGGGTCGGCATCAAACAATTCTTTTGTAGGTTTCACAGGTGGAGCTGTGCATATTACCAGTTTGTTGGAGTTGGTTATATAACTCAGCTATTTGCTGACGTTCATTAGTCAAGGCTGCATAAACTTGTTCAGCTTCTTTCTTTTGTGCTGATGCATCTTGCATACCTTGTTGGACGTACTTTTGTCCACTATAGCCTTGCTTTAAGTCCTCTAAGGTTACCTCAGTTTTCCTGTCCATCTACTTTGACAGTAATATCTTTGAAGGCTCTTGGACTGGCATCCTCTATTGTGGTCTTCGTCATCCTCAGATCAGAGGCTTCAATTTCTTCAGCTTCTTCTTCTGTTATCTTCTTCTTCAATTCAACTTCATCAGCAACTTCAGCCTCATCAGATATTTCTTCTGTTTCCTGAGATTCTTCTATTACAGTTTCTTCAGTTGTTTCTTCAGGAGCTAACAATGCTACTTACAGCACTATCTATGTCCAGTTATTGGGGTTTCAGTCGTCGTTTCGCTCACGGTGCTGATTCTCCTTTTTAAGTTTGCGATTGTACATTGCTTCATCCGTTTGTACGGAGTCGAAATAATCATCAATCTTTCTAAGCGCACATATCATATCGTGTGCCTCCTCTCGCTGATCCGTTGTCGAATCAGCGTTTACAAACACAGCTATTTGCTGATCTGTAATCTCTTTTAAGGCTAACTGAAACGTGTCATCAGCCTGTAATGTCTTCATTCTAGCAGATTTTTTCAACAATTGATAAGTTGTTTGCCACTAGAACCTACCTCCAGTTACTGCTTGTGCTGGTGATTCTTGTGGGTATCTAGCTTCTTGTTGTGCACCTTTAATAGTTTCAACATCAACTTTAGTACCATATTCACCTAATATTTCAGCTGCTTTAATTAATAAGGTCTTGGTCCATCTTATCACGCTCTCTATCATCAACTGCAATAGCTTTCTGTGCATCAATTTGTAGTTTCAACATATCCATTTCAGCTTTCTTATCTGCTTTGTATTGTTCTGCTTGTACTAAGTGCTTCTGCTTCAGTTAATTGGATTGTTCAGCTTGTGCTTGTTGTTCAGTTGTTGTTGCATTAACATAGTTCTGTTTCAGGAGTCATTGGATTAAAGTAACGATCAACATTCTTAATACCTTGTAATGCCTAACATATCACCAAGTGTATTTCTAATGCCTGTCATTGTAACTAAACCGTTTTGAGCGCCATAAGTTGACCATATTTGCATTTGCATAGTAAGAGCTTGATTTAATGCTGCTACTCTTGATTCTTCTCTGCCAGTTCCTAACACCAACATTTACAGTCATATCCATACCTATATTCCAAGAACGTGGATCAACAGGTATAAATTCACCTGATAAACGCATCATAGTTTCTTCACAGCTATTTTCTACTAAGTAGGTGTAGCATTAGCTTAAATAATCTTTTAACGCCACCCTCTGCAATATTTCGAGCCATAACTTTCTATTTGTGCTGAACCTTGTTGTGCTTGTAGACGAGCCGCAGTAGCAGAGGTATTTTGTAAGGCATCAGGGTCTAAGACCCATAGAAGCTCTGCTTACACCTGATTTAGCTTCAGTAGCATCGTCCATGTATTGCATCGCAGTTAATACCTGACCTGCGACAAAAGGAGTTGCAATATCTACAAGCGCTTGTGGTGATTTCATTCTAACTAATGACCACCTATCTCGTTGTTCATTAAATCGTCTACATTAACTTGACCTTGTACATAACCCTGTCTAGGCGTGTTTGTTAATGCTACGTTGTCCAACATTCCTCTTAACATAGCTGTAGAAGAGTCTTGATCATTCATTACTAAGTCTGCAACACTACGACCAAAGAATGTGTGTGGTTCAGGATCAATTTCAAATACTGCAAATGGCACTTCACCATATGGCTCACACTCTAATAATTTGTTATCACCACCTGCCATTAATACTCTATACATTGAAGCAACACCTGTACCTTCTTTATCCATTTTCATGTAGGCTTCAGTAACAGCAACTTTTTTCATGCTTATGTCTGCTAGTAGAATTCTTCTTCATCTTGTTCGTAACCTTTACGCTCAAATGCTTCTGAATCTGTATATGTGTCATCTGATGACAATCCTGACAAATTACTTACTTCTTCAAAGTCATAACCCATTTGTAACAAGATCGCTTACTCGCATTTCTGTTCTGTGAGCAACTACATATGCATCTTCTACAGATTTTAGCGTTACGATCTACTAAAAATTCTTCAGGTGGTACTGATTCTATGCATAACTTGCCCTTTTCTTTTTTGATAGCTTACTTTTAATGAATATTCAGGTGTTTCCATTTCCATGCCATCTTCACCCATCTCCATAGCCATTTCCATAGATTGTTCAATGACTGTAGCATCAGGCTTCATTAACAATAGCTAACATTTCTTCTTCAGTAACATTCGTAAAGTAAAAAATTCTTCATCTGTGTTATCTTCCCACCAAACTTTTAATACACCTGTTTTTTTAATTAAGGCATCATGTATAGCATCATTTAAAAGCGTGTATCCATTTAGTTCAGCTGAAATTTGTAATTACAATATTTAGTGGCTTGTTCTGCGCTTTTAACATCTTCTTGGCTAGTAGGTATAAACTCAACTGGATGTTCAGAAGATAAAAACACACGCATTAAACTTGGTTTAATTGCTCTTATAGTATCACGAACTTTTGTAGCTACAATTTTTGATCTTCCATCTTCTTGACCAATGTCTACTTCACCTTCAAAATAGCGTTGTGACTTAATACGATCTTCAGCAATTTCACTTTCAACAAAAGATGTTGCTTCACTCAAAGCGTCTTTAACTATGTCTTGAACCTCATCATCTGTCATTCAATCTACTTTGATTTATTTTTTTAAGTATTTCTCTAGTAGCTACAAATGGTTGAGCCTCCCCTAGTGCGTCACGCACAGGTTGTGCGGCGGCTTCATTAATAGTTTGATTAGTTTGCAATCTAATGCCAGTCTTAGAGTTTTCAGCTACAACTGCCTTAAAGTGAATAGCTGTCTCTGCTCTATCTAACATTTTTACTAATTTTTTGTATTCTTTTGTTCCTAATACTGATTTAAGAATTGTTCTATTGTCATCACTTGACAACTCTCTAAATAAAACGTCTAATTGTTTAGAATCCATTTGTCTTGTTGGAGAACCTTTAATCCTAGAAATCATTTGGTCAAGATTAGAACGTAAACCATACCTTGCCATCTCTTTTTCAGCTTCACCAGCTTCTTTCATTAAACGCGCTACTTCTTGTGGCGTTACATCTGTTCTTAACATGCGGCTACCAACATCAAGCGCATTTTCTCGTGTTATTTTATCTTGACCTAATTTAACTGCTTCACGATAAGCTGGGTTCATGCCTTTTAGCAATTCTGATAATCTGTAACGTAGGTCTAGAGCATCATTTGCATTTTTACCTCTTACTGGAATTAACTGACCCGGTTTCATAACACCCGGTGATTCGTAAGCAATACTACTTAATTCTCTTTTAATAAAATCAAGTTGTTTCATTGTAGGTAGTTCAGCTAATTCAATGACTTCTTTACCTTCAATATTAAGACTCTTTTTAAGTGCAAGTTGTGTAGTGTCACCACCAGCTTTTTTGATACTGCCATTAATGTTTCTTAACACTTGTGTCATCATTGCTGGGTCTATTTCATCTAACAACTGTGTTATTTGTGTACCAGCGTCAGATAAATAATCTACATTAAAATTGTATGATTTGTCATAAGCGGCTTGTCTTTTTGGTCTAGATTTTTCTGCTGATGCTTTAGCTAATTCAACAACGTCTTGTTTAAGTTCAGGAGCGTCTTTCATTGGTGGCAATTTTGCTATGTTTGTATCCATAGACGTATTTAAATCTTTAAACGCGCTAGTTGTTCTTTCTTCAACATTTCTAGCAATAGTAGAAGCTGAACCGCCGCCAGCAGTTGCTACTGCATCTGTAATAACTTCTGTAGCTTTATCTGCATCAGCTATCATTCCATCTTTACCAGCTTTTGCTATTCTATCTGTCATATCTTCTAAACTAGAGCCAGTATCGTCAAGCACAGTACGCACTACATTACTAGCTTCCGGACTAATATCCATAATTTCGCCAATCTGTTCGACAGATTTATCTTTTAATCCATGTCTAATTCTTATCCATCCAGCTATAAATGGTATTGGTAATACAGCGCCTCCAGCTCCAGTAAATATTCCTAACGTACCCATATCTTTAGCGTTTTGATATGATGATTTATTATTATCAGACTCATCTAAACCACTACCGTATAGAATACCTTCAAGCAAACCTCCTGCACCTCCAGCGCCTATAGTTCCAACAATTTTTTGCCAAGTTGGTAATCCATTAATCCATGAATACAATTTTTGTGCTGGTCTTGTTGTGCCAAGTGCTACACCACTACCAATTGCACCAGTTAAATTAGCACCCATAGATACGCCCGGATAAGCTGTGTCAAATCGAGCATCTACTTCTTTGTAACGTGCTTTGGCTTCATCACCAGTTTGTAATAAATTATTATTTGGTGATGTATCACCACTTTCAAAAACACCTTGTGTATATGGAAAAGACCTGTTAGCTTGTTGATATAACCAATTTACACCATCTGTAACACCGCCAAGTGTTTCATCTAATCTACTACCTGTGCCTAAAACACCTTGTAACACATTGCCAGTCATACCTTGAATTTTTTCTGATGTAGTTAAACTATCTTTTGCTTGTTGACGTTTGTGTAATTCAACAGGGTTTAAATCACTTGCCCCTTCAAAATAGGCTAATGCCGCTTCTATAACGCCGGGGTCTTCACTAACAATTCTAGCTTCTTGATTTCACATAACTTCTAATACCGTTTGGATTTTCAGTTACTACTTCACCCGGTTCACCAGTTGCGACAATATAATTAACAGGTCTTGTTGTATTAGTTATCTGTTCTGCGGCTGTTTCAACATCGCCAAGCTCTTCTGAGGCAAATTGTGCTTCATCAACTAAATTTTGAGGTGTAACCTCAACCTTACCCTCCGGATACAATTCTTGAAGTATCTCTGCCATGCGTTGTGCCGCCGCAAAGTCTTCAGCTTTATGCGCCCTGATTATGCCTTGTTGTAACTCTTCAAAAGTAGGTTGTGCGGTTGCAGTTGCCATTATTAAGTCCTTATTATGTAAAGGTCTAAAATATCTTTGTCTGAAGGTGTTATTATTTCGTCTAACTTCATAGGTTCGTATGCCGGCAATGGTTTAACCCAATCATATCTCGGCAATTTTCGTACCGCATTTGCATCAGCATAATAACCATTATCTAAACGCTTATGATATTCCTCAACAACTAAACGAGAGTATTTACGTCTGTAAAGTGTCATTTCTTTTAAAGCGTCAGGCGTTAGTTTTCTTGTACCAGTCATAACTTCAATAAGAAAGTCTCTTTCTGCTGGTGTATCTAATCCTCTAGCACCAATACCAAGAATGTTAATCATTCCAAATACATCACTACCTAATAATGCCTCTAAACGTTGGTCATAGGTTGCGCTCTTTGCCGCTTCTTTAGACAACTTAAGGCTTGCCATGACTCTATCAACGGTACTGTGAAAATCAGACAAATAACCCAAGTTTGCTTGTGCGCCTTCAGCGTTCAATATATTTAAAACTTGGTCAACTTTACGAATATTTTTAACTGCTAACTCAACTGCCGCAATTTGTTCTAAATCTTTTTCAACATATCCTTCTTGCATTTTTTTCAAATAATCTGCGTTTACAGCCGCAGTAGGGTCAGAATTATCTATATCAATATCAATGTTAGATTCACCACTTCCAAAGTTTAAGAAAAAGTCTTTATATTTATCAGTTCCCGGTACTAAACCAGCACGCTCGGCTCTGTAATCCATTTCACGCATTTTGGCTGTTACGCCATCATTAGGTTGTACACCAGTAATAAGAGCGAGTTGTTTTTCAGCTAATTCAGCCGGCTTCATACCATTTTGTTCAGCAAATAAAGTTAAATTTGCCCAATCTTGGTCAAACTTAGTTTGTACTGTTTTTGGTATACCCAATAACTCTTTCATATCAGGTGTTAACGTGCCATCAGCACTCATTTGTTTGTAAATATCGAGTTTATCTTGTAAATCACTTTTTGTAACAGCTATGCCTAGCGTATTATTTATACCAAGTTTTTGTTGTGCTGTAGTTAGGTTATATGGATTAGCTGGGTCACTAAATATTGCCAATTTTTCTTGTAATGCGCTTGGTTTAGTCTTTTTAATTGCTTCTTTTATTGCATCTGCACCGGGCATTACTCCTTGCTTAACAAGTGCGGCTAAATCTGTTCTTCCATTAGGATATTCGTCTGATTTCATGTTTAAAAGAGCATTTACAGCGTTTGTTCTTGCGGCTGTAGCGCTTTTTTCTTTGTCCATGGCGTCAAGTCTAGACTCAAAATTAGCCGCCATTCTGTCATCAGGCTCAAAACGTAAAGTGTTAAACCCTTGCCCCATTCTGTAGACTTGTTCTTGACTCATGCCTTTAAATAAAGAATTACTCATGTTAGTCATAACATTGCCAAGACCCATGCCCATGCCACTACCACCTTCTTGCGGTGCAGTTTGCTCTTCGTCTTTATCAGCAAGACCGCTTAATCCAATCATGCCCATTATGCCTAAAGCTCTATTACCAAGTGACATTAGTTACCTCCAGTAAAGCTATTACTCATTGCAGTTAAGTAATCAAATATTCCATTTTGTTTAGTTTCTTGTTTAGTTGTTGTACCAACATTAGGCGTTTGTCCAAGTGCTTGATTAACATATCCAAGAGTGTTTGCGCCTTGTCCTGTGTAGCCTCTAAATTGACGTTGTGCCGCATCAAACAAAGCTTGTTGCATTGCTTGTTGTTGTGCGCCTTGCATAGCCAAGTTATTGTTAACAGTTTGACCCATGTTAAATCCAAGATTAGAAACTTGTCCTAACTGGTTTGCCGCACCTAGTCTCTGTTGTGCGCCTGCAAGTCCTGCTTGTTGATTGGCTAAACTAGCTTGCATTTGATTTGATATATCACCCATTCCAGCTTGTTGGTTAGCCAACTGACCCTGCATGTTTGCAGATTGGTTTGCTAGTCCTGCTTGTAATGCATTTCCTTGGTTAGCTAATTGTGCTTGTAAGTTATTACCTTGGTTCATTCCTTGTGCTTGTAAATTATTAGCTTGATTAGCAAGTTGACCTTGAAAGTTATTGCCTATATCTTGAAAAGCGGCATTTTGTGCGTTTTGGTAACCTGCTTGTCTCAGTCCTGCTGAAGCTTGTGCTAATTGACTAAGAGTATCTCTACCTATTTCACCCATTGCAATACCATGTCTGCTACCACCAAAACTACCTGCGGCTTGTGCTTGACCTTGTAAAGTATTTAAACCCATATTAGCACCACGTAATATATCTGCCTCATTTGCTTTTACTACAGCATTATCAAAAGGGTTTGTATATGCACTTAAATTAGTATTTGCTAAAGATTGTGGAGTCACATTTGTACCTGTAACATTTGTACCTGTGACGTTTGTACCTGCAACATTAGTTGGTGTTACTGATGCACTAGTACCTGCTACACCTACTTGACTAGGATTGTATGCCATTCCTGCCGCAGAACCTAATCCTGCACCTTGTATGCCTTGAGCGGCTAGGCTGTTTATGTTTGGTGGAGTTGTTTGTCCGCCGGGAAGTCCTTGATTAGCCATTATCTACCTCCAGTATAGGATTTGTTATTTGGATTAGTGTACGTACCACCTTTACTCTTGTAAGTTCTCTGATTGGCATAAGATTTAGCTTTTGGTTTATTTACTTGTACATTGTAATTA